CCTCTGCACTCGGCAGGGTAGGGGAGTACAGCAATTTTTACAATGTAAATAGCAACATATACAATTTAGTGTATGGTATAATATAGACAATGAAAGAAACAAGAAAGGGGTTTCCAATGAAAAAAGAAGTCATGATTAAAATCACTTTAACCGATGATAACATTACTCTTGATGGTAAGAATTTGCAACAACTGTCCGAAGATGACATTATCGACAGTATTAAGGTGCTTGTCAGTCTTGCAAAGATTATGTTTGGATGATAGAAGGGAGACTTTACAAATGGAAATGCGTAAATTCATTATCGAGGTTCACCCCGACGGCACGTTGACGTGCTGCGAGTACGAGGATCAGAAGGACGCTATCCGAGCCGCAAACAATCGGGCATGGTTGGCCGGTTATAAGCAAGCTCTCATCCATTGCGACGAGCAAGTACACACCCTTGAGGGTTTTAAAGGCACTTGCTTGTCAGCCGATCTTATGTATCAGGGTGCGGCCCATGTGCGTGACGGGGTACAGGCTATGTACTCCTTATATAACAAGAATTAAGTCGAAACGGCCCTCCGGGCCGTCTATCGGGACCGCCCGCCCGGTATTGATAATGACAGGGCAGAAAGGACAAATATTATGAATTTCCGTAACAGCAAGAACACTGCCAGCAAGAACACTGCCAGCAAGAGCGCCCGCAAAACAAATAAGACATTTGCTAAGTTGTCTGAAGTTGAGGGCTCCGTACAGATCGAAGATGGTGAAATGTGGCTGAAATCCTCTAAAGATATGAACTGGGCTCCCGGTGTTTCTATCAATGTAGATGAAAACAATGTCATTTCCGACTGGGTGCGCAAAATTACCCTGCGCAATGTCGTTTTGACCGTCGAGGAAAACGACAAGGGTTATCCGGAATTGGTTATTTCCGGCCAGAGCAACACCGACGATGCGGGTGATTTGCCATTCTAATCGGCGGGCGGCCTATGGCCGCCCTTATTTTATAGGAGGCCCCATGAAAAGTAAAGATAACAGAGTATCCTTGCTTAACTGCGACGATTCTTTGATCTACCTCGCAACGGCCATTGTATATAGTGGAGTTACAACCAATGATGTCAAGTTTTTCCGCTCTGAATGGGCCAAAATCATTTTCAACGGATTGGGCATTGAAGCGGACCCTCTGGACTGGTATTATATGATCTTAGATAGAAAGGAGCGCGAGAAGCATGGCAGTAGGCGCCGCTAAAGCAAGTGCAACCCTTAAATACAGTGCCGAGCTATATACCCCCTATGCGTTGGAATCGTGGCCAGATAATCAGATGCGCAAAGAATACACTCGACTGCGCGATATTGCGCAGAAACGTATTAAGCGCCTATCAAAAGACCCCATCAGCGGCACAAGCGACGTTTATAAAGAATTTGCCGGAGGTTTCCCAACTCTAAAGGCACTGCAAGGAGACCGTAAAGCATTGGAACAGGCGCTCGCAGATGTAGCGCGTTTTGTGCGTTCTAAAGGTTCCACCGTTGGCGGTGCCCGTGAAGAATTTACGCAAAAAATGAAAGTTAGCGGTATTGATGTAGCCGACGTGCCCGAGGATCAGTACACGGCCTTGTCGGAATGGTGGGAGATCGTAAAAGCATCGGGCGTATACTACTATCCGTCCGACCAGCCGGTTATGTACTGGCGCGAGAAAGGCGGCTACAATGTCAGTATTGACGATTTTGTAAAGTGGCAGCAAGGCGAGGTCAACTATGGTAAAGAATGGGACTACAGCGACGGCAGCAGTTCCGCCGACCTGCGCGGAGGTTTCGGCGGAGGCTTGTAATTACAACCCTGTCCCGTGGCTTATGGAGCATCTAGACCGCAAACACACAAAAGGCAAGAAACGCAAAACGAACAAGAAGCGCTTATATGTGAATATGCCGTGTGCGTTTGATATTGAGACTAGCCGAGTATGTGCTGATGCGGACGACAATCCACATACCATAATGTATATTTGGCAGTGCCAACTCGGTCTGGATATTACCATTATTGGTAGGACGTGGGACGAGTGGCTGAACTTTACGGGGGCAATCAGCGACTATTTGCAAGCGAGCAGCGGGCCTCAAGGTGACTGGTTTCTGTGTATGTACGTTCACAATCTTGCACATGAATTTCAATATTTGTCGGGTATTCTGGATTTTGGCCCGGGTGATGTGTTCGCCAGCAAACCCCGTAGGGTCTTAAAATGCGACAATCGCGCTATTGAGTACCGATGCAGTATGCGGCACAGCAATTTGTCCCTTGATGCCTGGGGCAAACAGCTTGGCGCCCCTCATGCCAAATTGACGGGGGCACTTGATTATTCCAAAGTTCGGTACCCATGGACGCCTTTAACGTCTACAGAATTAGCGTATTGTGTCAATGATGTTCGGTGTATTGTGGAGTGCCTGTTAATCGAGATGAACCGAGACGGCGACGATCTGTATACTCTACCACTAACGCGCACCGGATACGTCCGACGAATGGCACGCGAAGCAATGTATAAATGGGGCATTAAACGGGTCAAGCGCCTTTTGCCGTCGTGGGACCTATACCAAATGTTGCGGGAGGCGTTCCGGGGCGGTGACACCCATGCGAATCGGTATTATGTAGGTCTCCATTTGGAAAACGTCGGTTCCGTGGATATGTCGAGCGCCTATCCTGCCGTTCAATGCGAATGTTATTTTCCTATGACACCATTTAGGCAGGAACTGCCCACCGTAGAGAGGTTAATGCAGTGTATGAGGCACGGCAAGGCTTGCTTGATGCGCTTGCAAGTAAAAGGTTTGCGCCAGCGCTTTAAGTGGTGGGGGTTCCCATATATCCCCCTTGCAAAGGTTCGGCACTGTGAAGGATACATTAACGACAATGGACGTCTGCTGTCTGCTGACCATTTAGAGATCACCATAACCGATATAGATTTTAGAATCATTGCCAAAGAATATGACTGGGACGCCCTTAACGTTCTGAACCTGTACACGTCCGATTATGGCAAACTGCCAAAGCCCTTGACGGATTGTGTAAAAGAGAGCTATACCGGCAAGACATCTCTTAAAGGTGTGGCCGGACAAGATTTGTATTATGTCAAGGCCAAGGGCGATCTCAATAGCTACTACGGCATGACAGCACAAGACCCCTTGCAGCTGGACACACTTTTTGATGAGGACGACCCCGACAATCTTTGGAGCGAATGCACCGACGACCCGGAGGGCAGTTATAACGACCACCGCCCCCACTTGTTTCTGCCCTACCAATGGGGCGTATGGACAACGGCCCACACTCGCAAGCGCCTAAAAATAGCGCAATGGGCCGCGGGCAAGAATGGTGTGTATTGCGACACCGATAGCGTCAAATACATGGGCAATATTGATTTAGCGGAGTTTAACAAATCTGTGAAACAGCTTGCGAAAGACAACGGTGCTTGCGCTACAGACCCAAAAGGCAATATTCATTACATGGGCGTGTATGAGCAAGAGCGCAGTTACGCGGAGTTTATGACGTGGGGCGCTAAGAAATACGCGACTACCTATAAAAAGGGCGGGCCGATCACTACTACCATAGCAGGAGTTAGCAAACGGAAAGGCGGTTTGGAGCTGGCCCTGTGGGGTGGTTTTGAGGTGTTCAAGCCAGGCTTTACGTTTTGTCTTGCCGCCGGAAATCAGGTTATTTATAATGACCGGCCCAATGTGCCCGATTTTGTGGTTGACGGGCATACGGTACATATAACAAGAAACCTGTGTATTTGTGATAATACCTACACGTTGGGTATTACTGACGAATACGCAAAGATACTGGGGTACAAGATTATGGAGGTTGTCTGATGATTAAACTGTACACTGATGAAGGTTGGCCTAACTTTTCTGAAAAGGATGGCATTTTGTCAACGGGAGCATCTATTATTTTTATTTGGGGCGGACGTGGTACCGGCAAGACCTATGGGGCATTGAAGCACGTGCATCAGACCGAAGAAGAATTTCTATATCTGCGCCGCACGCCGCAGCAGGCGGAACTTATTTGTGCGTCGCCCAGTATGTGGCCGTGGTCTCCATTGAACGACGATTTGCACACACATTACGCCCCGTTCAAATTGCCCAAAATAGCGGGACTGTATGAAGTGGGCAATGCAGGAGCCTACACGGATACAGGAGCGCCCATAAAACCGGCCAAGATGTCGGGCGTCGTGGGGAGCGTCGTAACTCTTGCTCGCACTCGCGGCTTTTCAAGCCCCCATACCAATATAATTATTTTAGACGAGTATCAGAAAGAAGAGCTCGACTATTACCGGCGAGGCGAGGGTGTGGGCCTTGCCAACATTTATGAGACAGTCAACCGTAACCGAGAACTACAAGGGCAAAAGCCCTTGACGCTGTTGTGTATGTCGAACGCGGTGGGCATGGCCAACCCCTATTATATGCAATGGGAGATCACCGATACCGTCGAGAAGATGATCGGCAAAAAAGAGCGCGTCAAGCTGTTGGCCGATAAAGGGATTCTTTTGATTGATCTAGTGGACAGCCCTATTGCCAAAGAGAAAGCCAATACGGCCCTCTATAGGTCCATGACCGGTACAGATTTTTACAGGTCCGCTATTGAAAACCAGTACAGCGCCGAGGAGAAAAGTCTTGTTGTATCTCGGCCCCTCCGGGAATACTACCCCCTTGTTCAAATTGGGCGGTGCTGCATCTATGAGCATAAGAGTAAACCCCTCTACTATGTGTGTCGGCATCGGTCTGGCGAGATGCCCACATACGGCACCGGCGATTATGAGCGTAAACGATTCAGGGCCGCGTATGGGTATATCTGGCCCGCGTATTTGCAGAGGCAAATTGAGTTTGAGCGCTACTCGGATGAAATTTTCTTTCGCGAGTATTGCGGTACTTGACTTTTTTACACAGTCGATATATACTAAATATAATCCCAGGTGCCCACAGGCAGCCCCCAGAAGGGGCGGGCGAGCGTCAGCCAGCGCGTGAACCTGGGATTTACTTGTATCTGTATGGGAGGTGATGTCATATATGAACGTTTATGCAGTTCTGGCCGTTCTGATGTTTATTGGTATGGATGTTGTCAGTGGTATGGTGAAAGCCTTTTCTACCACGGGTTTCGATTCCAGCGTGATGCGTCAGGGGTTTTATCACAAACTCGGGGAAGTTCTGGCCGTGGGGTTGCTTGCTGCCGCTGATTTTTACTTGCCCATTGTGGGCGTCAACGTCGATGTGTCTTTCTCGGCCATCGGTTGCGCCTATTTTGTTTTGATGGAAATTGGCAGCATCATCGAGAATATCGGGACGATCAACCCTGAATTGGTGGGGCCTCTTACTAAAATTTTTGCAAAACTCAAGGGGGATTGACCAATGGGTTGTTATATCATTTTCGCCCAGTCGATCACGAACGAGCGCGCGTTTTTGCTGGCTGACCTGTGCACTCGTTTGGGCATCGGCTACTATAGCGACTGGGCAGACGTTGCCCACACGCGGCAGTGCTGCGCCGTGGGTCCTGTCACAAAAGGCGACAAAGATCAGGTCATTAAATGCCTGACACATGACACATACGTTGTAATGGAGGCGACCAAAGTTGAAAATCGGTGAAAAAGCGGCCCTCGCTATGGCCGGATACACCAAAGCAGAGATCGAAGCTATGGAGCAGCCCGTGCCGCAGCCCGCGCCGCAGCCCGCACCGCAGCCCGCACCGCAGCCCGTGCCGCAGCCCACGCCGCAGCCCGTGCCGCAGTATGATGGCCTTGAAACCCTGTTGCAGCAGATTTTGCAGGGCCAGCAGACCAGCGCGCAAGCAATGCAGACTATGACCCAGACGTTGCAGGCAAACGCGCTGGGCCTTGGCATCCAGCAGCAGCCGGCGGCAGATGCCACAACGGTGACGGCCCGAATCATCGACCCTACCTATGGAAAGGAAGTGAAATAACATGCCTCTTGGTATGGATTTTGCGGACATTGCCGCAATTTTGACCGAAATCAACAAGATGGCCACCGGCCAGGTATCGACGCCGCCCATCGTGGACACGTCTAGTTTCGTTTCTGTGGCACAGGCCACGTTGCTGACCGGCCCCGACAATTACACCAAAGCGATCAGTCAGGTGCTGGGACGTACCATTTTTGCCGTGCGCCCCTACGATGCGCCCTTGAAGCGCTTGCAGGTGACGGGCGACGACTGGTCGAACCATGTGCGGAAGATCAATTTCTGCGACACTGACCCCGTCACCGACAAGGCGTGGGAGCTGGAGGACGGCCAGAGCGTGGATATGTACGAAGTCCACAAGCCTAAAGTCCTTCAGACAAACTACTATGGGCAGACCAACTACAGCCGCGTGTACACGCAGGCTGATACCCAGATGGAAGCGGCGTTCAAAGGCCCCGAGGAACTGGCGCAATTCTGGTCCTCGTTCGTGCTGCATCTGTCGAACCAGATCGAGGCAGACAGACGGAACCTCGCCACTAACCTGATGGCGAATCATCTGACCGGCATGACGGTTACAAGCCCCTACAGTGTCATCTATCTGCTCGACGAGTACAACGCCCAGCAGGGCACGAAACTGACCGTGAAGGACGTGTACAAAGAAGCAAACTTCCCGGGATTTGCCAAATATGCCTATGGCCGTATCAATGACATTTCCCGCCTGATGAAAGAGCGTTCCATCAACTGGCATCAGAACTGGCAGATCGGCGGCACGACGTACAATTTCCTGCGACACACCCCGTATGATCGGCAGCACCTCTATCTGTACAGCGGTACACAGAGCCAGATCGACGCCCGCGTGATTCCCGAGGTATTCCATGACAACATGCTGAAATACCGCGACGCGGAACAGGTCACATTCTGGCAGAGCATCGACAGGCGCGAAACCATCTATGCGACGCCTGTTGTGACCAACACCATCGGTGCGTCAAAGAAGAATGCAGCAGTGCAGCTCTCCAATGTATTCGGGTGCCTGCTGGACTGGGACGCCATCGGCTACACTCCGAAGCTGTCCCGCGTGGTCCCAACCCCCATGAACGCCCGCGGCCTGTATACGAACTTCTGGTACCACTACGGTTGGTCGTGGTACGATGACTTCACCGAGAACGCCGTTCTGTTCCTGATGACCACAGGAGACGTTACCGTGCCGAGCAATGCCGCGGTGGCAAAAGCCTCCACCCTTAAAACCACCACGCACACGGACGCGGACCCCTCGAAGTCCTGACCGGCACCGGCGGGCATTTGCCCGCCGGTTATTTTATAGGAGGTGCAAAATGCAAGCTATTTTTTACCAGTTTGCAAAGCGCACAAACAGCACAAAGCGGCCCGACGGTGGGCAGGAGTTCGGAATCGACCTTAAAGCCCCTTGTAACATCATTGACCCCGAGATCAAGATTGCTACACAAAACAACCCCACCGGGTACAATTATTGCTACCTTCCCACGTTCAGCCGGTATTACTGGGTTAAAAATTGGACGTATGCCGGGGGCCTCTGGGTCGCCTCGTTGACTGTTGACACGCTGGCAAATTATCGCGAACAGATTGGCAATAGTACGGAGTATGTCACAAGATCGTCGGCACAGTATGATGGTACAATTTCAGATGGACTTTACCCGGCATCGGCTAAAGTGCAAAGTGTAACAACCGCTTTTCAAGGTGGCTTTGCGGAAACAATTAGCGGGGGATTCTTTGTTATTGGGTTTATAGCTAAAGCCGCAAACTCCATTGGGGCTATTACATATGCAGTAATGCCCCCTACAAATGCCAAAAAACTATCTGCAAAATTGCTGACTGATGTGTCATACCTTAGTATTGACAATACGGAAATTAGCGACAGTTTAACAAAGGTTTTTTTTAATCCCTATCAATATATCGTAAGTTGCAATTACTTTCCATTTGACATCGCCCAAATCACCGCACATTTACCGCTTGTTTCAAGTGTAGATGTCGGGTGGTGGTCGATAGACGTTCCATGTTGGATTTTGGGAGAAGACGATAACAAATTAACAAAATCGGTGAGCGTGAGTATCCCGAAGCACCCTCAAGCGGTAAGCCGCGGAGGGTATTGTAATGCCTCCCCCTACACGGACTACACTATCTTCTTGCAGCCCTTTGGAGTGATACCTCTTGACGCATCTAAACTGTGGGGCGCTGGCACCTTATCTATACAATATATGGTTGACCTTTTCACCGGTGACAGTATCTTACGTATATTTACCGATTCGAATCAGCTAGTACACGAGACAACCGCCAAACTTGGGGTACCTATTCAACTTTCCAATATTACATTTGATATACCGTCGGGCAGCGGAGGCTTGCTGCATACTGGTATTGCGGCAGCGTTCGGAGGTATCCAGGCAGCATTATCCGGGGGTTCTTCCTCAGACGTCGGAAACGGTATTTTAAATGCTGCACAGGCAACTAATGCAGATGTAGCGAGCAAGGGCGCAACGGGGTCCACAATAGCTTTTGATTCGGTGCCTTATATGGTTGCGCGCTTTAAAATTCTTACGGATGATAACAATACCGACCATGGGAGACCCTTGTGCAAACGTGTGCAAATATCCACTATCCCGGGGTACATCATGGTTGACGATCCGGACATTGCGCTAACAGCAACAGCAGAAGAAATTGACAGTGTCAAAAGTTACATGAAGAATGGTTTTTTCTATGAATAGGAGGCGTGAATAATGGCCGTATATAAACAATGTATTACTGACGTGTCGCCGATCAGAGTAACCGCCGGTTATCCTGCATACGCTGACGGTAGCCCCCACCGGGGCATAGACACGGTGCACGGCAATCACAAAGCCTACGCGCCCGAGGCGGGCACCGTGGTAGTGGCCCAGCATTGGAATGGCAGCACCTCGGGCGATCAGTCGTGGGGAAACATGATCAAAGTACGGATGGCCGACGGCACCACCTGGCGAGCCGCGCACTTTGCCTCGCAAATTTGGAACGTGGGCGACACTATTTCCAAGGGTCAGTTTATCGGCACGCAGGGCAAAACCGGCAACGCAACGGGCATTCACACGCATTGGGAGTACGCCGACGCCGCCGGAAACTTGAGGGACCCGTCCAGCATTATCAGGATCCCGAATCAGGTGGGGACATGGGACGTCGAATGGGATTCCGGCGGAGGACCTGGCCCAGGTCCCGGGCCGGGTCCCGGGCCGGGTCCGTGGCCCGCTGGTAAATTGCCGGTGTGGTTACTGTTTAAAATGGCGAAAGGAGGCCGTCTGTTATGAGCGCTCCATATAGTTACGAGCAAATTAACGCCCATGTGTCCCCGGTTACTCCCTCCGTAATGCACACCAAAGGAAACAGCTTATCCTATTATTTCCGAAAATATCTGTTCCTTGAAGCGGTGTCTATGGTTCGGTGGACATTGCCCGAAACATGGCCCAGTAACCGCTTGCAGTATCTTGTTTTTGGTTCCGGCGGTGTTACGGTGTTTAATACAGACCGTTATGGCCTCGTATATGACCGAATGGGACTAACCGGCATCAACATTTTCTATAATCCGACACACTCCATCATTGCAAACCCTTTTATTAAAGGGTCCCCATATTTACAGATCGGAAAGCAGTGCGAGATCATCAATTTGCAGCCCGATTACCGCGGTATGGTGGATATTGTGGCCTATTATGGGGATATGATGGCCCTTGCTGCCCAGACCATCCAGAGCAATTTAATAAACAGCAGGTTAGCATATGTGTTTGCATCTGGTAACAAGGCCGGTGCGGAATCTTTTAAAAAGATGTTTGACCAGATCATGCAGGGCGACCCCGCCGTGTTTGTGGATTCCTCGTTGCTCAAAGCGCCTAAAAATGGGGCATCCGGGCAAGACCCTTGGATGTACTTTGCGACAGACCTTAAAGGGAACTTCATTACCAACGAACTGTTGACAGCCCTTAAAACCATTAAAGCCCTGTTCGATACTGAAGTAGGCATCCCTAACACCAACACAAGCAAGAAAGAGCGGATGCTGACTGACGAAGTCAATTCTAACAACGTTGAGACAGCCGCCAAAGCGTCGCTATGGTTGGGCAGCTTGCAGCATGGGTGTGAGCGAGTACACAAGCTCTTTGGAATTGACAAATCTACTTTATGGGTTGATTGGCGTTTTCCGCCCGATACTGGAGCGCAGGAGGTGAACAACGATGCACGCAACATTGAGCTTTAACGGCCTGTTGGCAAGATACCCGAACCTGTTCGATGACTTGAAAGTCCCTGACAGTGTATCTAAAGAAACTGTCTGCAATCAATTACTCTTTGATACGCTGGAATTGGAAGTATTATACGCGGATGGCCCCACGATGCGCAGGGCGCTGGGCGTCTATTCTGAAACCATGCTTCCGAGCTGGACCCGGTACGCCGAGGCGCTGGGCCTTAAATACGATGCTTTGGCATCCGATGACCGAATCAGAACCACCGACCATGCAGGAACCAGCGGCGGCACAATCAACCGCACAAACGGCGTGAAGGGAACAACTACCCGAGCGCCTAACCTGACCACCACCGGCCAGAATACCGGCAGTGACAGCACCACCCGGGACGTCACGGGGTTTGACAGCGGAACATTGCAAACCGCTGAAAAGAGTACAACGGCCCTTGGAACTGGAAACACCATTACCAGCAGCGGCACGGATACGACCACCACCGATCAGACCACCACCGATAACAATACTTCGGAGTTGCACGACGGCTACAACGACACCGTGACCGAGAAGGGCCGGGCAGGACGGGACCCGCAAGACCTTATTGCCAAAGAGTTGACCCTTGCAATGGAAAATGCAGTACATAAAATCGTTACGGACATCCGGGCAAACTTCTGTTTGCTGGTATATTAAGGAGATGCAATAAAATGGGTATCATAAATCCTATTCACAAAGCACCCTACACCAATTTCCATGATCTCAATCTTGATTGGATTATGGACGAGCTGAACGAATTCAATACCAAACTGACGAATTTCGTCAGCCTGGCCACGATCAAGTACGCAAACCCGATTCAGTGGGACATCACCAGCCAGTATGAAGCAAACACCGTTGTTGTGGACAGCAACGGTAACGCCTATCTTTCTGTGCAGCCGGTGCCGTCCGGTGTATCTCTGGACCGTACAGAATTCTGGACCAAAATTGGCAATTTCGATGAACTTTGGGCCGATGTCAAAAAGGCCATTACTCCCAACGATGAGGGGCATAGCCCCACCGCGACAGCGGATAGAGCGGTCAACGATCTTGTCTGGGTAAACGGGGCGCTTGTACGTGTCACAAGAGCAATGATTGCCGGTGATGCTTATGTGCCCGGCTCTAACTGCGTTAGCAGCTCCACAAATGAAGTTCTGCACTACCTTATCAATGCATTTAATGAGGGCTTGAGCGCAGAGAAAACGGCCCGGGAGAATGCCGACACCCAGCTTCAGAAGGCTATTGACACGGAAAAAACGGCCAGAGAGGACGCCGACACCCAGCTTCAGACGGATATTAACAATGAGACACAGGCCCGGAAGGACGCCGACAATCAGCTGCAAGATAGCATTGACGCGGAGAAAACGGCCCGTATTGAGGCAGATAAGAAATTACAAAAACAGATTGATGACAAATCCGCTGGTGCATTTGCTAACGTTAAGGACTACGGTGCATTAGGCAACGGCTTAGCGGATGATACGGAAGCAATTAAGCGCGCTATGGCATCCGGTCTTCCACTGCTGTTCCCGGATGGTACATACAATATTACACAGGACGTCACACTGACCGGTTCCTATTTTGCGTACAACGCAATGTTGATTGCGAACACATGCACAGTAACCATCACCGCACCGATTGCCGGTGCTAACTGTCATTTCCGTACAGCAAACAGCGGCACAATCAAGATGACTGATAGCGTTGTACTGGTTGACTGGTTTAATTATGAAGGTGATTTAGGGTCGGCTATCAGCAATTATCTCTCCGGTTATGAGGGTACAGTGAAGTTTGGTCGTCCTGCTACATATGCTGGACTGGGCACTGATACTACATACATTGTAAGTAATAATATTTATCTTCAACCGCACACAACATACGATTTGCAGGGGTGTGTTATTAAGCTCACTACTGCCAACAGCAGATTCATTTTTAACGGTAGTAATACCGCCCATGTGGAACGCACTATCTTTCGCAATGGCGTTATTATCGGTGCAACCGATGATGTAGACGCGGCTTTTACTTCGGAGTATTCTGAGCGATTCTTCATTGAGGATATGTTTATAATCGGTTGCCGAAAGGTGCTAGAATGTGCGCATACTATCAATATACAGGTGCGCAATATTATACATGATATTGCCCTTACAACCTCTAAACCTGTTGTGAGTTATCATTTAGTAGAGAGTTCCACGGGTGCAACTGGTATCTCCGGCAACGCCTCTTTCCGCGCAGAAAACTGCATTTCCAGCCTCGGCAGTGCTACAGGGGATAGGTGGATGTTCCTTGCTGATTCTTCCAACGATATTCGAGATATTTATATCAGCAACTGCGAATGCAGCAACTCCAATGGCATATGGATTAACGCAACCTCGACCCCATCAACGGTTTGGGACATTCTGATTGATGGTTTCATTGCAGACCAGTGCCCGCAAACCGGTATTTACTTGACAAATTGTCTTAATGGCGCAGTACATATTCTAAACAGCTATAGTAACGCCCCGGCATACGGCATACGACTGGTAAAATCAACTGCTGTTATCAATACATGCCAGTTCCTCGCGACGGCTCCCATGAACGGTATTTACATCGAGGAAGGGTGTAGGGCGGTTTCTATCAGTCATTGCACTTTTATTGATGTATCGCGTCCGATTTACATCGGAGACGGCATAGGAACCATCGTGGACGATATTACGGTAGTGCGCAATACCCTACATGGAACAAACGCCCCAGCTGTATTTGTCGGTTCGGAGTGGTGTTTTATTACTAGGCTTAGCGGTTGGAATATTACACCGGCTTATACTGCTGGTGTTCAGTTTGGAGCAGGTAACTGCACGTTTGGAATGATCAACGGGTTTGACCCCATAAAGTACTCAAAACTGGGGGCACCTACAAACATTCAGCAAATTTCCACTACAGCTATTTAAACACAACAGCCCCCTCGACAGAGGGGGCTGTTTATTCTATATGTTGCTGTACTCCCCTACCCTGCCGAGTGCAGAGGGAGGGATTTTTTTCTTATAGGTATGTTAGCAATGACTAACTACTATATATTGTGTCTATTGACATTTTGCACAAAGATTTGACCGTTGGGGAAGAAAATTTTGTGCAATCTGCTATTACGT